GTCAGGGGAGAAGAGCACCAAAAACGCCCTGGTCACGGCCACCGCTCGCGTGCCAGGTACGCGGCGAGCTTGTCGATCCCGACCGTGCGATCAATGCGCTCAAGCACGCCGACGTCATGGTTGCAGCGCGAGCAGATGATCCCACGTACGCAGGCACCACAGCTGTGCTGCCCAGGGCAGTGGTCGTGGTCGTGGTCAACGACGCTGTGTCGACGGCCCTGGCGGTCAATGGCGAATCGCTCGTGGCAAAGCTCGCACTCGATGGCTGTGATCAGACGCAACGCGGTGTGGGTATCGAGCCGGTGCATCTTGATGGCGCCGACGTATCTCCGACGGCAACCGCTACATGTCCGTCGGTAGAGGTCGCGGATCTCTGGACGCATGTTGTGCTCAAGTACCGACTCGTACCACGAGTGGTGTCGGCCACACAGTTCGCAGTCTGCTTCGGCCCGTATCTGTGATGGTCGTGGGCGTGGCACGTGTTCAATGCACCACCGTCGATGCTTAAGTCTGGGTGCCGTGCAGTTGTCTTCAGCACATTGGCTGGTCGGGTGTTTCCATCGGGCGTGTGCTTCGCTGCAGCGTGGGCATCGGCAGCCGTAGCGGTAGCCGGTCTCTCCTGAGACCTGGGGATGTTTGCAGTGGGACTGGTCGTCGGTGTTGTCGTCGAACAGACTTTGCTGCATCCGTATCGCCTCCACACAGGCGTTCGGTAGGGCCGGCCTCAGCGTGTGGTGCGCTGGGGTTGGCCCGATCATAAGGGGTTGGCCTGGCCGACGTGGAGGTAGCAGCGGCCACCCCTCATCATCAAAGTTGATGATTCCGCTCGCCGTTTCTCGTGGTTCAGTGGACCGAATGACCAACGAAGAACCCACCCAGCCGTGGCCCGCACCCGTAGCCCAGCCCCGCCAGAGCCAGATGGATCTCTGGACCGGCATCATCGTGATCGCCGTGTTCACGGTGCTCGCCGCGGTGTGCGCCATCAACAGCGTTCCGTTCGCTCCGATCCTGCTGACTGGTATCGGTCTGGTGGTTGGTGGGGCGTTCATCAGGAAGGCGCTGTCGTCGTGACCGGCGGGGTGATCGACCGAACGTGGAGGTGACAGTCGACCACCCCGACCCATCATGCCCGCGAACCGTCGTTAGGGGACAGGGTGGCGTGGAAGCGATCGCGCCAGCGATCACGAGCGGCGTTCCAATCGGCGATGCCCTTCGGGTCGGTGTGATCCCAATAGGCGCCGTTGGCGAGCAGCACCCAGGCGGCGTAGTCAAGGTCGTCGGACGGAGCAGCGTCGCTCATGGCGCACTCCCGTCGTTAGGGGGCAGGGTCATACGCCGCACATCCCTTCGCACTCAAGCGTCAGTTGCCCCGCGTCCTCCGGTATCAGGATGGCTGTCGCGAGCGGCCGCTCCGACCGGTGGACGTAGCCGAACGGCCGCGCCGCTTCATCGAACGCGACGGCGGCAGCCCAGTCGTCGGGATGGTTCTCGCGCAGGTCGAGCCATTCACGGTCACCCTTGAGCGGGCAATACACGCACGCCGATCGCGGTACCGGCCACGGCCACCGTTCGCTGAGGTAACGCTTGCAGTCGTCACGTGACCAGCCGAGATCGAGCAAAGGGAACACGTTCCGACACCAGAGCAGCCCAGAGTCTTTGGCCCGTAGGTGCTCGTCGGTCGATATGCACACTGACAGGTTGACGGGTCGGCCGATGGTTCGTAGCTGGCGGCGGATCGGTCGGAGCTTGAACTGGTACGTGCATTGGCGTCGACCCATCCCGCCGCGCCCGTCGTAGAGCGGGATCGGCATGAACGAATCGTTGATGGTCGCGCCGAGATGCCCGGCGCTCACGGTCACGATCGGCGCGACGGCACGCAGACGATCGAGATGCTCGTACACCGCGGCCGGTTCGTCACCCGTGTCGGCGAACACGATCATGTCGAACGGTGGCAGCACGCCGTCGAGGGCGAGCAGCAGCACGGCCGTCGACTGGACACCCGCGCCGAGGCTGAGGGCTGCCCCCAAATCGGCGTTGGGGGGCACGGTCATGGCCGCCACCGGCCCAGCCACCACGGCCGCCAGCACGAGCGGCCACGCTGCTGCTGCTCGAGGCAGAGCTGGTAGCCGATCTCGATGTTGGTGCCGGCCTCCTGCAAATCGGAGCGGGTGACTCCGAGGCGGGCGTGGTTGATGCGGCAGATCTGCATGAGCCCGACACACCCGTAGCGGTTGACGACCTGCGGGTGGCAGCGTGATTCGCGCCAGAAGATCTTGTCGAGCACCGGCCAGTGGAGGACAGCCCCGGGCCAGTGCTCGACGGCGACAGCGTAGAGCTCGGGGCATCTCGAGCCGGGCGGGGCCTCGAGCACGGGTTCGGGTTCGGGTGGGTCGAGGCGTGTGGCCGGCATGATCGCTGTCGCGTCCATAGGTATCGGTCCGGCGATGTCGGCGACGGCGGCACGCGGGTAGAGCAGGACGGCGACGGCGACGGCGGCGAGGACGGCTTTCATGAGCGGTCCTCCCGCATGAACAGCGCCGTGTCGCGGCAGCGTTTGCAGTTGCAGCCGGGGTAGTGGCCTTCACCACCGGCACGCCACCAGTCGAGCCGGGCGAGAACGGCCGGGTCGCCGAGTACCGCTCGAGCGAGTCGGTGGGCGCGTCCTTGCTCGATGCCTTCGGCGAGGAGCTGTCGGACACGGTCGGCGGGGACGGGGGTGAAGTCGGGGTCGGGTGGGGGTTCGGTGGATGCGGGTGGTCGGGGTGGGAGTGCTTCGGTGAAGGCGTGGACGGTGACTCGGTCGCGGTCGCGGGCGGCGCGTCCCATGGTGGTGAGGGCGACGTCGAGGGCGAGTTCGGGGAAGGTGTCGGTCCAGGCGTCGATGGTGCCGTCGTTGAAGGTTTCGCCGGTGAGTTCGCGGCGGCGGATGAGGAGTTGGCGGCAGTCGGTTCTGGTCATGGATGTTTCGTCCGATTGCTGCTGCTGTTGCGTCTGGCCTCGCGTGCGCGTGCGCGCAAGCTGACAATTGCAGCAGCAGCAGCAGCTTTTATGTCGTACTCGTACTCGTACTCGTACTGGGCGTCGCGTAGACGCGTGACAACTCCGTCGCGGGTCATGTATCGCCGTTCCGCCGCGCCCGCCAGCGCGCCTGTCGAGCGGTCGCCGCAGCTCGCTGTTCGACCAGTTCGGATTCGGTAACTTGCCAGCGTGACCAGCGTTCGTACGGGATTCGCCAGCCGTCGTCGCATGGTTCCCACAGTCCGACGGTGACGAGCCGGCCGGCGATGGCCGGGCCGCGGTTTCTGTCGAAACCACGCGATAACTGTGCGAGATGCTCGTGGTTTACGTGTCCATCGGTGTGGGTTTGCCTGCTGATCGCGAGCGCTCTCACCCACATCAGTTCGCCGGCGTTGCCGGCGGCGAGGATGCGTGGGTCGCTCTGGTAGCCCGCAGCGAGGCGGACCCACCGGTCGGGCGGTTGGCTGCCTGTCATTGGTCATGGGCCGTTCTCTGGTGGTGGCGCAGGAGACGGCGTCCGCTGGGTCCGGGCGGTTGCTGTCGGGGTTCATGCGGGGTCGATGAGGGTGGGTTGTTCGGGTTCGTCGAGGTGGGCGAGGAGGTCGGCGGTTTCTTCGCGGGTGAGTTCGTTGGAGCGGGCGAGGACGTAGTCGCGTTCGGCGGGTGTGAGTTCTTTGGAGCTTTTGATGGGGCGGGCGACCATGTTGGAGACGATGCGGTAGCGGTCGTCGCCTTTGACGCCGAGGGTTGCGAAGCGGATGGCGATGAGTTGGCTGGCGCTGTAGCGGGGTTGGTTGACGGGTTCGGGTTCGTTGTCGCCGGCCCAGTCGCCTTTGGGCCAGGGGTCGCCGGGTGGTTCGGGGAGTTCGGGGAGTTCGGGGACTTCGGGGGCCGGTGGTTCGTTGTGTTCTTCCGTGTGTGCCGTCTGTATGGCCGTGGGACGCGTGATTGCTTTACGTGGCTTGTTCCGTGCCTTGGCGGTGACGATGCGGCTCGTGGTGTCGCTGACGGTGGGGTCGGTGCCCCACGGTGTCGGCCCGGTGTCGCTGTCGAGGTTGTCGCCGTCGGTGAGTTCTTCGATCGTGTAGCTGATGCCGGCGAGGACGTCGGGGAAGAGCATGCGGCAGAGTTCGGCGGTGGCGCGGGCGGTGAGCATGGCGCGCGGGTAGCGCCGCCAGTTGGGTTTGTCGGCGAGTCCGGCGCGTTTCGCATCATCCAACGTGTAGGTGATTTGTGTTGCGGGGCGTTCTGAGCCGCGGCGGGCGCCGGTGACGGTGACGCGGGTGTTGCCGGTTTCGGTGAAGTGGATGTCGTGGCCGTGTTGTAAGACGAGGGCGCGCATGAGTTCGGCGGCCATCGCCGGTTTGCCTTCGATCACATGGATTTTCGCGAGGCTCTGCATGGGGCTGATGCCGGCTTCGTGGCCGGCGAGGATGCACGCCAACACGGCTTCGGGTTTCCCACGCAACGGGGGCGGGACGAACTCGGTGGCGGCGATCTTCTGCGCGAGCACCCAGGCGTCACCGGCCAGCTCGAGCGACGACACGGGCTGCCGGTAGGTGACGAGTTCGGCGGCCATCATGCGACCGGGACGAGCGCGGGGGATTTGATGGTGGCTGCTGTGCCGTTCTTCCAGTCGAGCCAGTCGCCGACTTGTTTGCAGTACAGGAAGATGTCGAACGTCGTCGGGCGTTTGGTGGTTTCGATGTCGAAGCTGATGACGTCGTAGCCGTCGGCGCGGACGTGGACGGCGGCGACGAAATCGATGTGAGGCATCGGTGTCTCGTTGCCGGTGGCCGGGTCGAACAGCGTTTCGAAGTTGCGGTACGCCTCGAGCTGCAACGCGACTTCGGCGTAGATCCCCGAGCGAGCGGTTTTGAGATCCCACAGTCCGACCCCGGAACGGGCGCCGATGCGGTCGGCGAGCCAGTCGGGGAGCCGGTCGCAGCGGGCAATCATGTCGGTTTGTCCCATGTAGCGCCAGCGCCGGTTGATGCCGTACGCCTCGACGAGGGCGTCGTAGGGCTGCCAGTCGTCGAGGAAACGCATGTATGACATGACGTGCCCGGCGAGGGCGTCGGGGACGTCGACGGCTTCGCCTTCGGCGATGCGATGGGCGAGCGTGTGGACATCGGTGCCTTTGCCACCGGCTTCGTCGAGATCGCGGTAGCGGACGTTGCTGAGAACTTCGCCGAGATCGGCGCGAGGTAAGGCGTCGGCTGCCGAGATCCGTGTGGGACGTTTACGGGTCCGGTTCCATTCCCGTAGATCGTTGACGAGTTCGTCGGCGACGACGTGACCGTCGACGATGGTCAACCGGTTCATCACGAAGTCGGCTGTCGTCGACGCCGCCCACCCGATGAGCCCCGGCTTCGGTATCCCGTTGGAGAGGATGGTGGTGACACCGGGAACGGGTTGCCCGTCGAGGGTGTACGAGTGGCCGTTTCCGGATTTGGTGACGCGGGTCGGGCCGGTCATGGCTTGTCGCCGTTCTTAGGCCAGCGGGCATACAGCCGATAGCTTCCGTCCGGTTGTCTGCGCGTCTGGAGTTCGAAACCTTGCCGCTTCCAATAGCCGACCTGCCCGGCGGGTGGGTATTGGAAATCGTTGACGACAGCCCAGCGGCCGGGGCTCTGCCGCAACGCGACACGTAACTGCTTGTACTTGTGGGGGCGGGCGACTGATGGTTCCTCCCATCGAGGATCGTCGGTCGGGGTCACCGTTTTCCGGGCGGTCACGATCTTGTGTCCAACGCTGTGCACAACGCTTTGGTGCAGTGCCAGATGACGAGGGCGAGGTCGTGGAGGTCGCTGTCGGCTTCGTCCATGCCGGTGATGACGTCGAGGGCGACGTTGAGGTGGGTGTCGATGCGTTGGGGGGCGGTGACCTGGTTCATGCGTTGGGTTCGGAAGAGGGCGGCGGAGATGTCGGCGCCGGTCGACGGATGGTGGGTGGACACGGGACTCCTCCTCGGGTGTCGGCGAGGTCTTGGACGAAACGTTGGATGCCGTCGGGGACGCGCACGACGCGGTAGATGGCGCCGGCTTGCTCGAGCACTTGAGCCCACTGCTGCTGTTCGGGGCTCAACCGGGCTTTCGTCTGTTTGAGTTCGACGAACCAGATGTGGCCGGCCGGGTGGACGAGGACGAAGTCGGGGAACCCTTTGCCGTCGCCTTGGACGGCGGTCCGCCAGCCGTGTTTCGTCAAGGCCGGGCGGAAGTGGGCGACCTGCCAGCCGCAGATGTGGGCGGTGTCGATGACGGTGGCGTAGAAGTCGGTTTCGGTCGCGGTGGTCATGAGTCCCACGGCTCGAGCCGGCCGCCGTCGTCGATCCAGCGGTCCACCACCCTCTTCCGATAGAGGAGGGCGCCACCAACCTTTTCTGGTCGGGGACCGACACCGCGTTTACGCCAGTCGTACAGCGTCCAGATCGATCGCCGCAGGTACTGAGCGGTTTCGTCGGACTTCAGGAAGTCGCAGAACTCGTCGTCCATGGGATCACCTCTGCGGGGACCACTCCGTGCAGCGGGGGCTTGGCGTTTAGTGGTCGACCCTGCCGGGCATCCTGCTACCGTTTACTCAGCGTTTACAAGGGTTCGCGACAATCCACAGGCTGTGAATTCTCGTATCCACCAAAACCCACAAACGGCCACCACCCTGCGGTAATGCCAGGTGAGTGTCATCACTCAGTTGACAGTCACTGACATCAGGGTGTACTTAACGTTGTCATGAGAGAAATGACGGTTTGGACTGAACCCGATGACAGCCCCAACGATGACCCCATGCCCCGGGGTCGGCCACCCCTCGACGTCGATCGCGACCGCTGGAACGCGCTCGTCGCGCTGAATCGCGCCCTCAGGAAACAGGAACAGGCGAAGGCCAAGAGCCAGGACACGGTGCAGGCCGCCGTCGATCGGGCACGGGAATGCAAGGTCACCTGGCAGGAGATCGCCGACACCGTCGGCCTGAATTCGCGTCAGGAAGCCCAGCGCCGGTTCGGCCACCGGAAAGGGCACTGAGATCGTGGCCCACATCGAGAAACTGCAGACCGCGAGCGGGGCGCGTTACGAGGTGCGCTGGCGGATCGACGGGAAGGAACGCAGCCGTAGGTTCGTCCGTCTCGCCGACGCACGCGCTCACGCCGCCACCGAAGAAGCGTCGGCGGTGCTCGGCATCGCCATCGACCCGGCACAAGGCCGGCGCACGCTGAGCAACTACTGGGCGTCGTGGTGGACGTCGAACCATGCCCGTCTCGCCGACACCACCCAGGCCCGCTACGACGACGCGTGGCGGCTCCACATCGCACCGGTGCTCGGGCGGCGCCCGTTAGGCAAGCTACGTCCCGAAGACATCCGCATGTGGCACGGCGAGTTGGTCGAGCGGCGGTCATGGTCGGTGGCGGCGTCCACCTACCGGGTGCTGCGCCGTGTGTTGAACCAGGCGATCGAAGACGGGATCATCGCCAAGAACCCGTGCCGCGTGCACGGCGCCGGCGATGATCGTTCACCGGAACGGCCGTATGTTTCTCCGGGCGAGGTGCTCGAGCTGGCCGAGGTGATCGATGTCCGGTTCCGTGCCTTTGTTCTGTTGACCGGTCTGGGTGGGTTGCGACGCGGTGAGTTGATCGGGTTGCGGCGCCGCCATGTCGATCTCATCCACGGCCTGGTGGTGATCGAGTCGTCGCATGTGTTCGTGGGTAGCGGTCGTCGTGTGGTGAAGGACCCGAAGACGCGGGCCGGCTACCGGACGGTGACGCTGCCGGCGATCGTGTGCGACGCGCTCGCCGAGCACCTCGAGCGGTTCACTCCGGCGGCGCCGGATGCTGCGGTGTTCGTCGGTGTGCGAGGCGCGCCGCTGCGACCGAAGGCGATCAACCAGGCCTGGGCACCGGCACGCGACGCCATCGGCCGACCCGAGTTGCACTTGCACGATCTGCGTCACGCGGCGGGGACGATGGCGGCGGCGACCGGTGCCACACCTCGCGACATCATGGCGCGCATCGGTCATTCGTCGACGCGGGCGGCGGCGAAGTATCAGCACACGATCCAGTCCCGTGACGCCGCGCTGGCGCAAGGCCTCGACGCCATCGTCGAGGCAGCACAAACGCAGCGCGTGAAGCGTGCACCGGTGGTCCCGATCGGTGTGCGAAAGCCTGCGAAGTGATGCGAGCCGCGGGTTTTCCGCGGGTTTTCCGCGGGATGCCAGTTTGTCATCCGGAGACAAACAGGCTCTGACCTGGGGTTTTGTGGTGGGCGCTGAGGGACTCGAACCCCCGACCCCTTCCTTGTAAGGGAGGTTGTCCACAGGCAGGAATGAGGCTCTGACCTGGGGAAACGCTATGTATCTCCCCAGGTCAGGAGGCTAAACTGCTTGGTGCCTTCTAGCAGGGCTTTAGGGATTCTGGTGGATACTGAGGGGGTCGAGCCGCGGGTTTTCCGCGGGTTTTCAGGGTGGAGGGCTAGGTGGCGAAGATGAACTGGGACAAGGTTCGTCGGGAGCAAGGGCACGCGACCACGCGTGTCGGGCGGGTGCTCGGCAGCGAGGAGCCGTTACCGCCACGGGATCGTGGGGCGTGTGCGACGTGTCGGCAGTCGTTCCGCCCCGAGGACAAGGTGACTCAACGCAAGACCGATGGCGCGTCAGTTCACTCTGGTGGATGCCCGAAGAAGCGGTGATCCGGTCAGAGTGGAGGGCTCGGAGGTTCCTCGTCGTCCTGCTCGTCCGGGTGTTCGCGCCGCCGGGCGATTTGGCCGCCGATGTAGGCGGCGATGACACCGACAAGCCCACCGCCGACGGTGCCGAGCAGATCCTTGGTGGTGTCGGTGATCGGCGGTGTCCGCGGCGACGCTGACAGGACGAGTGCGGTGGCCCAGCCGCCACCGAGGCAGATCGACAGGATGAGGACGGCGGTGCCGGCGAAGTTGAATCGCCGGCGTCCTGTCATCTCGCCCGGTTGTTGGCTGACACCAGGAGGATCGTGAGGGCGGCGAGCCCGACAATGACGACGGCGACGATCATCGGCGCAGCAGCAAGACGACGAGCAGGACGATGACGAGGATTACGAGGATGGCTCCGCCGCCGATGTACATCAGAGGGTGGCGAGCCAGTCGGTGACGTCGGCCGGCAGCTCGAGCGTCGGCGCGCCGTCGGCCCAGCCGGGGTTCCCGGCTTGCGCGACGGCTCCCTCTTGGGCGGTGACGTGTCTGACGCTCATGTCGCTTCCCTGAGCGAAGATGGCGTCGGCGGTGGCGGTGGTGCGGAAGATCATGCCGGCCTCCTCGAGAGGTTCGGTGGTGGGTTCGAAGACGCCGGCTTCGATCATGTGCATGATCGTCTGGCCGGGGCAGGCGGTCGGGGAAGGTCTGACTTCGCGGTGTCCGTTGATCAGCAAACTTTGTGGTACCCGTGCGCGAGTGTGGGCGACGAGGTCGCGTACGGCTTCGATCATCGGGTCGGTGGGTTGGCCGTCGATGGCGGGGATCGCCAACAGGATGGCAACTCCGGGCCGGTTGGATGTCTGGTCGCCGTTGGCGGCGCAGCGGAGGTCGAGGCCGCGGATCTCGTAGCTCGAGCCGTCGGTGAAGACGGCGAAGTTGTAGCCGAGGCTGTAGCCCTTCTGGTTTGTCCACGCTGTCTGCATGTTGCGTAACAGCCGGACGGGGTCGGAGGTGTTCACGTCGACACCGCAGTAGTGGAGGGTGTTGTAGCGCCATTCGTGTGGCACGGCCGGGGTTCCGGCGATCGGGTTGGTCGTCGTTTGCCAGGCGGTGCGGGGGATGATCACAGCGACTTGATCAGCGTGACCAGCGCGGCGAGGGCGATGACACCGACCTCGACGATGAGCCACCAGCTCTGGGTGTCGGTCACTGGTCGGGTTCGGGTTCGGTGGATTCTTCGTCTTCGGGGGTGCCGTCTTCCGGGTTGGTTTCGTCGGGCTGGTCGTCGTCGGGTTCGAGGTTGATGTCGGACATGGTTGCTCCTTTATTGGGCGAGGGTGGCTTCGAGTTCGTCGAGACGGTCGGATAGATCGTCGAGCGCTTCGACGGCGCGGTCGCGGACGTCGGCGGCGATCCCGTCGAGTTCGGTACGCAGGCTGTCGACGGCGGCGCGGATCTCGGCGAGTTTGGCGTCGGTACGTTCGCTCATGGTGTTGCTCCTGTCATGGGATGGTGTGGTCCCCTTTGAATCCGCAGCCGGAACCGACGGACATATATAGGTCGTCGTATTGGCCGGTGAACGCGGCGTTCCCGGTTGGGCCGATGGTGATCTGGTCGTACACCGTTTTCGTCCCGGCGTTCTTCGTGTCGAGGGCGCCGGCGTTGATCACTTGGCTCCCGTTGACCCGCATGATCACCGCGCCCGCTGTGTCGTGCAGTGTGATCTGGACTTCGATGTAGTACCAGGTGTTCTGCACGAACGACGACAGGGTGTTGTTGTTGGCGACAGTGGTCAGATTTCGGGTGACACCGATGAGTCCGAAACCGCCAGAGTTGTTGACGATCAGTTTGTTGTGGAGAGTGGCCCCAGCGTCGGAGCGGAAGATGACCACGTCGCGCTGGTTGGTGGGGTTGGCGTCGGTGAAACGCCAGGCGAACCCGACGGTGATTGTGTCCAACTGGTTGATGGCGCCGATGTTGTAGGCGGCTTTGGCGGTGCTGCCCGCGGTTTGGGCGGCGTTTCCGGTGCGGCCGGTGACGATCGTGCTGCTGGTGTTCGTCCAGCTGTTGGTGGTGAAGTCGTTGAACGGTTCGGCGAGGACGTCGGTGCAGACCCCGGTGGACACTGCGGATGCCATGATCCCCGCGTTAGGCACTGAGATCTCCGATGACGACCCATCCGTTGGTCGAGATCTTCTTGGCGGTCGCCGCCGAGTATTGGGCGCGTAGTTTCAGTCCGGGGGTGGCGTTGACGGTGGCGCCGGTGCCGGCGGCGAAGGTGGGTTGTCCGGCACCCAACCACAGGAAGTCGACTTCGGCGCCGATGGTGAACGCCTGGGTGGAGTTCTGCGGGAGGGTGACGGTGATCGCCGCCGCGTTGGAGAGGGTGACCATCTGGTTTTCGTGGCTGGTGGTCGGCGCGAACGCGGTGGTGGTGTCAGCGGTGACGGTGCGGCGGATCGGTGCTTTCGCGTCCAACGCCGTCTGCTGTGCGGTGCTGACGGGTTTGGCGGTGTCGGCGGTGTTGTCGACGTTGCCGAGGCCGACGTCGCCTTTGACGAGGGTGTGCCAGCCGGTGGCGTAGTCGGCGCCCGACGTTTTGGTGAGCGCCTGCCCGGTGGTGCCTCCGGTCGGCAGACCGTACGGGGGTGGGACGAGGAAGTTGATCTGTGTCTTCGTGCCCTTCGTGACCGTGCCGGAGGTGACGGTGATCGGGAATGTCCGGTAGGTGCCGCTGTCGACCGGTGTGCCGGACACGAGCCAGTTGGCGTCGGTGCCGTTCGAGGCGCGGACCATGATCGTCGCGCCGACGACGATCGTGTTGAGTCCGGCGGTCCGGTCGAATCCGTCGGTGTCGGTTTCGTGGACCCACATGGTGGTGAGCCCGGCGTCGGTACGCATCTGCCCGGCACCTGGCGGGGCGCTGGTCGTGTTGCTGTACGTCCAGAACGCACCGAGCAACGCGCCACCGGCGACACCGGGGTCGCCTTGCGGGCCGGGGACGGTCGAGTCGGCGCCGGCCGGTCCGGTCGCTCCGGTTGTCCCGGCGGGCCCGGTGGCTCCGGTGGCACCGGCGGGGCCTTGGGCGCCTGTCGCTCCGGTGGGACCTGTCGCGCCGGTCGGTCCGGCCGTACCGGTGGCTCCTGCCGGGCCGGTGGCTCCGGTGGCTCCGGTGGAACCGCTGGGGCCTTGGGGGCCGACGATCTGGCCGACGTCCAACCATGCGGTCCCCGTCGAGGTGTACAGGTCACCGTCGGCGGTGACGATGTACGAGTCGCCGACCAGCACGCTCGAGGCGGCCGGGAGGGCGCCGACGGTGGCGACTTCGCCGATGATGCGGACACTGGTGCCGGGGGCGCCTTGCGCGCCGGTGACGCCTTGGGTGCCTTGCGGTCCGGTCGCCCCCGTCGAACCTTGCGGCCCGGTCGCGCCGGTCGCGCCGGTCGGTCCTTGCGGTCCGGTGGGTCCGGTCGCGCCGGTCGTGCCGGCGGGGCCTTGCGGTCCGGCCGCGCCGGTCGCGCCTGTCGCTCCTGTCGGTCCGGCGACGGGTGCCGTGTTGATCCATTTCCCGGTGGCTGTCTCGAACGCGAGGGCTTGCCCGTTGGTGGGTGCAGTGACCGTCACGTCGGACAGTCCGGCCAACGTCGACGACCCGCCGCCCGAACCGCCGGTGACACCGTGGTCGTGGTCTGCTCGAGCGGCCTGCTGCGAGATCCCGACTTTCAGTGTTCCGGTCGCGGACGGGAGAGCCGTCGACAGCGGCGCCGGGCGCAGGAAGATGGTGCGGTTGTTGTTGTGGGTCGCCGCGGCGGTCCCGAGGATCGGGCGTTGCACGGTGAGCGTGTATGTCTGCCCGGAAACCAACACGGCGGAGATGACCCGCATCAGTTCGTTGTCGATCAGCACTCGCTGGTCGACCGGGCCGGTCGGCCATTCCGGGTTGAGCAACGCGGTGAACGATGTCTGCGTCGCGTTGATCGCCGCGGTCAATGTCCCCGACAGTGTCCCGCCCCCGGACGGGCCCGCCGCGCCGGTCGCCCCGGTCGCACCCGTCGGCCCGGCAGGGCCGAGCGCCCCTGCCGCTCCGGTGGCACCGGCGGGGCCGGCGATCCCTGTCGACCCTGTCGACCCGGTCGCGCCGGTCGGTCCGGTCGCTCCGGTCGCTCCGGTCGCTCCGGGGCTACCGGTCGGGCCTTGGGGGCCGGGGGCGCCTTGGAGGACGAGGAGTTGCCAGTGGCTCGGGTCGCTCGAGGGGACAGTGGCGGATGGGCCGACCGCGGTCGAGCAGTACCAGCCGGAGCCGTTGTAGGTGACGAGATCGTCGACCGCATAGGTCGCCGACGCCGACCACAACCCGCGGAAGTTCAATCCGGCGGGGCCGGTGGCGCCGGTGGCGCCTTGTACGCCTTGCGCGCCGACGGGGCCCGCGGGTCCTGCCGCGCCGTTCGCTCCGGGCGCCCCGGTGGCGCCTTGCGGTCCGGTCGGCCCGGTCGGTCCTGCCGGGCCGGTGGCGGCCGCCCCTCCGTCGGCACCTGCCGGTCCGGTCGGTCCTGTCGCCCCGGCGGGGCCTTCCGGACCTTGGACGCCTTCCGCGCCGGGATCACCGTCTGCGCCGGCCGGTCCGGGCGGTCCTTGGATCTGTCCGACGTTCGACCAGGACGTCCCGTCGAACACCCACAGGTCACCGGCGATCAGGTAGCCGTCGCCAGGGTCCGCACCGGTAGGAAGCTCGGAGGGGTCGCTGAGTTCCCCCAGGATCGTCAAACCGACACCTTGCGGCCCGGGAGGACCGGCGACGGGTACGAAGCCGTCCACGAGCGTTACGAGGGCTTGTTCTTCGACGGCGACGAGATCGGTCACGTCGACACTCCTTCTTGCGCGACGAACGTCCCACGTACGAGACAGCGGTGGACGCCTTCGCCGACGGCGACGACATCCCAGATCCCGGTTCGCATCACATAGTTCGACCAGATCGTGTGCGGGATCGTGACGAACACGATCCCCGACGCCAGACCGGTCGGGTCGATCCAGCCGAGCGGATCGGTCGGTGTCGTCGACGTGATCGCATGCCGCTCGGCGACACGCGGAAGTGGCAGGCCGGCGTCGTCGAACGTTTGCGGTGGCAGATCGAACTCGAGGGTCAACGACGCGGAGGTGACGACGACCGGGGTGACACCGTCGGATTTGAGCCAGCGGGCACCGACCAACTTGTCGTCGTTGGTGCGACAGCTCATGTCGTCACGGGCGGGTGCTTCAACAGCGAGAGCCATAGCGTCCCTTTCTCATGCGCCGTACCAGCCGACAGGATCGCGGTAGTGCGGGATGACCGCGACGGCGGTTTCGGCGGTCGCGGTCCACACCCCGGAACCGGAGACACGATGGGCGAGGATCTCGACGTCCTGCCAGCCGGTCAACGTCTGGATCGGGATGAGACACGAGAACACGACGGTGAACCACTGACCCGACGCGACCGGCGCCGTGAGGCGGGAGATACGACCGGAGGTGATCCCACCGACCGACAGGTCCAAGTCGTACGTGTTCGGGCCGCCGGTGCCTTCGACGACAGCTTCGATCGAGGTTTGGATGAGGGCGTCGGCGGCCAACCAGTCCGGCACGTTCAACTGTCCGACCTCGAGCCAGGTCGACATCGACGTCGCCGTCGGCGTCGCCGTCGGTGTGCTCGAACCGGCCGGGGGGTCGGCGGGCCAGGTGAGAAACGAGATCTGGTTCAAGTTGTTGAGTGATTGCGCGACCGAGTCTCCCCAGCCTTCTTCGATGATCGCCCCGTAGGCGACCTGCGGGATCGGGTCGGTCGGCAGGGTGCGTGGCGTCGCCCTCGGCGGTGTCGGTGTTGCAGGCATCAGATCGACCTTCCCCAAACGTCGGTCGGGGCCAGACCCCAATGTCCGATACCCCATCGTGCCCCCTTGGTGGCGAACACGTCGGCGATGTCGAGGGTGAGCTGGCACTGCCACCGGTCCCTCGTGATGGTGTGCCGCAGGCCGGTGACGAGGTACTGGCGGTCGAACACGGTGAACCCGTCGATCGACAGGCCGCACTGGTAACGCGACGGCCCGGTGAACGTCGACACCGTCATCATGTCGACGGCATGGTTCCCGGTCGACGCGTCGAGCAGCACCGAGGTGACACGGGGGAACGCGCCCGGCCCCCGCAGTTTCAACTGGCGGTTCCCGAGTTTCCGCATGATCCGCGGTTCGATCGAGTTGAGTGACCGTTCGTACGGTTCGACCCCGAAACGGGCTTCGGCGTCCGGGTTCGAAAACGAGAACTTGTCGCCCAACCCGCTGGTGTATGTGACGCGGGTCGACATGTCCGCCCGGCGCCACTCCCGCTGCCACGTCGACGGGCACACCACCAACGCCAACTCCGGTATCGCATCGCCGTACGGTGTCGACAGATTCGTGATGTATCCCTCCGGGGCGAGGTCGGGATCCCAGGCCTGCCAGTCGCGGGCACGGAACACGACGTTCCCGGTTTCGGGGTCGCCGTAGATCGCACCACCGCATGATTCGGCGGTCTGGGTGAGCAGCTCGACGGCTTTGTCGGGGGCGGCGGATTCGTTCGCCATCCACGTCGCGTCGTCTTCGATGACACGCCACTCGACCGGCCACGACGGGATCTCGTCCAACAGGCGCGACACCCGCGTCCATGCTTCCTCCGGATTGATCCCACCGATGTCTTCGATCGGGAGCCGGCCGACTTCGCCGAGCGCGTCGATACATTCGATGCGTGACACCGGCCGCGCCGCCGGGTCGTAGGTCGGGACGATCGCGTCGACGAAACCGTGGAACAACCAGCGGACACCGAACACGTCGTGGTCGACCCCGACGCGGACCGCGACACCCGGCTCGAGGTAGATCGGCGCCGAGGTCGACCCACCGGCGATCTGTTCGAACCGGGGCGGACCCATCTGATCGCTGCCGCCGATCGAGACCGCCCCGACGTCATAGCTGGCGTAGACGGCAACCCGGTCACCGGTCGTCGCCACGAGATCGAAATCGGCGTGAGAGCCGAGCAGGACACCCTGAAAGTACAGCCGGTAGCCGGCGAGGTCGGTTGCTTCGAACCGGATGCGAACCGGTGTCGCCGGGAACCGGCCGTCCAAGTTGAAATCGAGATGTCCGCTGTCGAGAGCGAAATCGGATCCGGTGTCGTCACGATGCACGACCTGCCAGTCGAGGCGTCCGGTGTCGTCCCCGGCGATATCCCACGCCGGTACCCAGTCGATGACCGCGACGATCGCCGCGAGCGACGTTTCGGACGCGTGCAACGCCAACTGGATCTGTGCCTCACCACCGGGCCACAACCGGTCCGGGGCGGCCAGCCCGGTCATCGTGACATCGACGAACTGTTCACCGGCGAACCCTGTCCCCCAAATCGCCGCCGACGCGCCGTGCATCGGGATCGAATCCGGGTCGGGCGCCGGTCCGGGGATGACGACGACCGATATCTCCTGATGCCATTCGCTGCCGGATGTCCACGTCAGTTTTCGTTCCGGGATGTAACCCGCCGGCCACAGCTTCGGAGCCCCGCCGGTTACCTCGACACCGAGCAACGTCGACCACGTCCAATCGACCGTCGCCGCCGCATGCTCGAGAACATCGACCGCCGCGTTCGCGGTGACCGCGTGATGATGCTCGCTGCCACCGAACCGGACAACGATGCAACCATCGACCGGTGCCTGGACCGGGATGCCGGGTTCCCCGCCGAGCCACCAGAACACCCCGTCGTTGCCGCTCGTGAACGTGTTGTTCTGCGCCGGTTCGGTCGCCCCACCGAACACGATCGCCGTGTAATGCCAGGCGACAGTCGACGGCAGCGCCGCCGGCCACGTCCACGTCGCCGCCGACGCCGCCTCCTCCGGTTGTACCCGGTGTTGCCACAGGCGAAAATATTTGAGGGTCGAGTCGCCTTCCGGTGCGTTGCGGCTCACATCGGACCAACCCGGAATCGTCGGCGACGTCGACGGTCCCGGTGTGGTCGACGCGATCATGTCGAGCGCCAACATCATCAAGATGACATCGCCGGCTTCGATGTCGGGGAACGGTCCGATCGTCACCGTCGCCGACGCCGCCCCCGACGCCAGGAGAGAGCCGCGCATCGTCAACGCTTCCCCCACGAATGTCGACACCGTGTCGTCAGGGTTGCGGGCCACCACCTGCGCCGCCTCGTCGACCAGGACGAGGGTGTCAGCCGGCTGGTACGCCTCGAACGGAACCCACGGTTCCCAACGCGAACCCAACGCCGGACCGTCACGGATGAAATCGTCAGCGAAGAACGACCATTCGACCGGCACCGTCCCACCCGCCCAGTCCGACACGTTCGACGCCGTGATCACCGCCGTCCCCGGCACGAACCGGTCCGACAACGAATCCCGACCGGTGGACGTCACGATCTCGTGGACGTCGCAACCGATATCGATCCACGACATGTTGTCGGGGGACAGCGGCGCCGACCGGCCGATCTCGGCGACCGGCCGTGCCCGGCTCGTGAACGCGAACTCGGGGACCGTCACGGATTCCTCGGCAACAGGCGGTCCGCCCGTTTCACGGCGTCTTTGACGGCGTACATCACATCGAACGTCGAACCGATCACCGCGGCATTGATCGTCACGTTCGTCGAGCGGGGCACCACACCACCGGCGTCGTAACGCTTCAACCCTCGAACACCGTTGGTTCGCAAGATCTGTTCGGTGCGTTTCCGCGACGTCACCCTGGTACCGGGCGGAATATACGTCGGACCCGTGACCAGATAGCGGTCGTTGAGGATTTCCGGGCCGCGTTCACCGGCGATACCTCCCTCTCCACCGGCGGTACCTCCGGCGTCGAATCTCCCCTTGAGCGGTATGAGTGTGCTCGGGATGACGGGGACCACCAGCGGGGTCTTGCTGATGTCGCGTTGCATGAGATCGACAGCGTCGGAGAGTTCCTGAGGGCTCGGCGGTTGAGGTTTGATCGGCATGTTCACTTGGTTGTTCGGATCATTGAACGCCGCCTGAGCCGTCGCTACCGCCCCCTGCAAATCACCGGCGGTGATCTGCGCGCCGATCTTCAACTGGGTGTCCTTGTCCAACCCGGTCAACGCCCCCTGGATCAGTCCGAGCTTGACCCTGGCTTCCTCGTCGCCCGACAACTTGAACTTCGCTTCCCAATCCCCCGCGGTCAACCCCAACTGTTTCTTCAACTCCTCGACTTGCGGGGCGGTCAGGTTGAACTGTTTCGTCAGCTCGGCGAGCGACTGGTTGGTGATCTTGTCGGCGTCCTTCATGAACGACGCGAAATCGCCGTGCGAATCAGCGAACGCCGGTGCCACCTGCACATCGATCGACCGAGCGAGATCCTCCATCGCCTTCTGGTTCTTACGGCCCGCGTCGGTCGACAGATCGAACTGGAACCGCGTCTTCTTCATGTTCGTCTGTGTGTCTGTCAGAGACTTGGCGAAGTCATCCGACGCCGCCTCGATACCGATGATGGCGTCGGTCAGCCCGAACTGCGCGTCGGCGAACTCCGACAACCCTTTCGTCGCGCCCGCCAACCCCGCGGTCTTCCACTCCATCGAGTTGACCGCATCGTTGTACGCGGCGGTCGCATCGGCGGCGTCGGAGATCGCCTGTTTCTGCGCTTCCCAATCGTCTCGAGCGTCGGAAAGCCTGTTCTGCAACTCCTGCTGGGCGTCCGCGGCGTCCTTGGATGTGTCACCGAACACTTTCGTCGCAGCAGCCGAGTTCTCCGCAGCCGACGCGTAATCCTTCTGACCGTTCGCCAACGCGTTGACGAGTTTGCTCTGGTCGTCGGCCGACAGGTTCGTCGCCGCCAGAGCGTCCTTGAACTTCTCTGCACCCACGGCTCCGCCGGTAAGCGCATCGGTGTATTGCTGAACGGTGATCCCGGCCTCACCCAACAGTTCGGTGATGTCTTTGACCGGCTTGAAACCACCGGTCAACAACTTGAACGTGTCCTTGGCTACACCACCGAAGCTGAACAGCTCCTCACCGGCGACCTTCGCCGTCTTGGCCAACGAGACGGCATGGTCCGAGGTGTCCGCGAGTATCTGCCCGGCGTCGGCGAGATGGCGAGCCATGTTGTCGGCCGCGTCGCCACCCTCACCGATCGCGGCCACCCACGCGGCGGTGTCTTCCTTCGACTGTTTCGCCCGGTCGGCGAAGATCTGCATCGCGGCGCTGACAGCTTCGGTGACAAGCGCCAGGCCCGCCATCGGACCGGCGACCGAGGCCAACCCGGCCAGAGAGATGCCACCTTCGGCGGCGTACTCGCCGAGCTGGCCGATCGCCACCCCCGCGGTACCGGCGACACCGCCGAGCTGGCCGAGATCCTGCGTGCTGTTACCCACCATGTTCGCCAACACGCTGCGGGACTGGTCGGCTTCGTGGCCTATCTCGTGGACACCGTCTTTCGCCCGTTTCGACGAATCCTCGATCTCCTGCATCCCGCGACCGGCGTTCGACAGTTGCACCTCGTCAAGACGTTTCAGCGACACGGCGAGGGTGTCGGCATCGGCGGTGATCTCGTCGAACGACAGGCCCATCTTCTTCAAGTCGACGACGACCGAATCCAGATCGGTGCGTTGCGAGATCTCGGGGCCGAGTGCCTTGCCGAGCGCGTCGGCGGCTTTCGCCGCTTTCTTCATCTCCGATTCCATGTCGTCGGCCATCCCGGCCAACACCTTCGACAGCTTCTGCGCGTTGGTCGTCGAGTCCTTCATCGAGTCGTCGACGTCTTTCATCGAACGCTTCGCCGCGGAGCTGAACTGTTTCAGTCCGGCGATCCCTTTCGACGGGTCGGTCGTGATCTCGTACCGAAGCTCTTTCGCCATCAGGTCGCTCCCAACGCCTCGTCGAACGCATCGAAGATCACCGGTGTCACCGCATCATCCAATGCCGGTTCCGCCCCGTACCAGAACGGATGACCGGTAGCGCCCTTGTGATGGACATGGGCGTAGAACACGTCGCCGTAGTTCAACGCCTTCGCGAAACGGGGCTTGATCTCATGGGCGACCGTCCCGTATTCGGACATCGACCAGAACCCGGCCGGCGAACCGGTCAACGTGACCCGAACGGTCTGCCCGGCCGGTTCCACCTTCGCTTTCGCGCCGAGGCGGTACTTCCCGAACCGCAGACCGGCCGGACGGTTCGCTCTCACATCGGCCAGCACGGCACGGCGGGCGACCTTCGCGACGTCCCGGCCGATCGAGCGTTGCGCCGACACCAGACCTTTCGCGGCCTGAGCGGTCAGCTTCTCGAGGTCGGTCCCCGCGACGGCACGGAACTCCATGTCACGCGTGCGCCCCCGCCGCCCACGCCGTCCCCGACCAGTTGAACTGGTAGGTGCCGATGGTGATCTTCTGTCCGGTCGTCCACGCCGTGATCGGGTTCGCCACGAACCCCTCACCGGCGAGTTTGGCGGCGTTGGTGGAGTCCTGGGCGGTGATGTCCGGGTCGGCGGGGAACGTGTCCCCAGGCGCCGCGTCGGCACGGGCGGCGGCCATCTCCGACGCTGCCCCTTCGACGACGTGGGAGGTGGTGGCGTTCCCGAAGTTGATGTCCGGCTTCCGCGTCAACGGAAGAGAAAGATCAGCGGTCAACGTCACTCGAGCGTCCCCGCCGATTGTCCCCGACGCCAGCCGGCACCGGCCGATCATGCGGGGCGGGTCGACACCGGAGAACCCGGCGTAGATGTACGCCTCCGCCGTGTCGTGCTCGAACAGATACCGGTTCAGACCTGTCACCACGTTGGCGTCCTGCAAGAACGAACCGGTGAACTCGTACGTCGTCTTCCCCGGCGCCGGCGTTGTCTCCCCCGCCTCACACCACGTCGCCGGCGTGTCGGTCGTCGTCGTATCCGGCGTCGCCACCAGAGCACCCGACGTGATCTGACACGTCCACGCCGCCGCGTCGGTCCCATAGTCGGACAACAGCACATTGACCGCCGTCTTCCCGCCCGGCGCCTGCCACGAATCGAGATAGCCGGACGCCGCCTTGTTGACGACCGCCAACCCGAACTGGCCTTGCTCGATCATAAAAATGTTGCGGCTCACGGTTGGCTCCTCAGCAGGTGATGATGTCGCGGGCGACAGTGAACGAATAGGCGGGGATCTCCTGACCGGCGACCGACACCGTGCCGGAGCGGACCTCGAGGCAACGGAACATGTCGGCCCCGACTTTGACGCCGCGGGTGGCGCCCAACACTTCGAAGATCTCGTCACCCAGACCGTCGAGTTCGGTTTGGGCGTCCTCATCAGCGATACGTCTGCCGAGGAGCATGACGTCGAGCGACTGGGTCATGACGGCCGGTGTGCCGGACTCGACGGTGGACGGCCGCCCGACGACGCACACAGGCAGGTGTGCCACATCGTCGGGTAGATAGCCGTACACCGGCACCGGGCCTTCACTCCGCAGAAGGTCACGCAGCTGGCGGCGGAACTCGACGATGAACGGCTCGGCCGCCATCACGCGATCCCCACCGCGGTCATGTCCAGCTTGAACTCGAGCAACCGGCCGATATCGGGATCCGACGCGACGATCCGCACGACACCCAAGTCGTTGAACCCGGCAACCCCTTCCGGGCTGTTGCGCCGCTTGTACAACCTCGACGCCAACAGGACGATCGCTTCCTGGACCTCGTCGTCTTCGAACCGGGCCGGGTACACCCGGTCGCGAACCCAGGCGGTCGCCGAAGCCAACGACCGGTCGAGGTTCGTGTTCGAGATATTCGACACCGTGCCGAGCGAAGCACGGAGGGCGTCGAGGTCGGCACGCATTACTTCGTGCTGCGGCTCTTGGGTGGCGGTGCGGGCTCTTCCGGTTCTGCTTCGACCGTGCGGGACTTCGGTTCCGCGTCGGCCCCCGTCCAAATCGGCGGCAGCCCGACGGCTTCGCGGTTCGGGTCGTCGAACGTGCTCATGCCGTGGTCACCCGGATAACAGCGGTTGATTCGACGACAACCGGATGGAAATCACCGGCGTAACCGACCTGCACACCCCACACCGACGGCTCCACCACCTGGAGCGCGCCGTAGCGGGACTCGTAGCAGTTCACCGCCGCAGTCGAGAACACGAGGATCGTGTCGGTGGCGAGCCCGGCCGACATGACCACCGCGAGCCCTGACAGCGAACCGACCTGACCGGACATGATGTCCCCGGCCTGGAAACCACCGGAGAAGGCGTTGGTCGGGTTCACGTTCGGGAAGATCGGACCGATGATCCCCAACTGATCGGGGGACAGGGCGATAACGGTGCGACCCTGACCTTTGGTGGCGGCGAACACCGAGCCGGCCGCCCCCCAGATCGCGGTGGCGATGTTCGCCCCCGTCGGGGTCGTCGGGATGATCGGACCGGTCTGCGACGCGGTGGTGAGCGCGGTCGCCAACGCCGCTTCGGTCTGGATCGCGTACTGGCCGGCCAAGTCGTTGATGACCATGTCGAGGATCGCGGGCGACGTCCGGTTGATGTCCTGTCGGGAGACGTTCACGTAGCCGCCGTAGGTTTCCGCGGCGATCGCCGTCTTCGTGATCGTCATCTTCCGCGACGCCAACTCGGTCTTCTCAGCCGACTGGACACCGACCTGGGTGTGTTGGGTGATCTTGGCGTACGACCACGAACCGGTACCGAGATCGGTCGGGCCGACCACCGCGACAAGCGGGCGGGCCGTGTCGACGAAGTTGACGACCGGACCGACGATCGACTCCGGCAAGAGCCCGGGGTTGTCGGCGGTGGTCTGGTGGGCGGCGGCCCGGTTGTACACCTCGAGGCGTTGCCGGGCCGGTTCGTCGCCCATCGCCGCCAGATACTGCTCGGCGACATACTGGCCGGCCGAGCGGTACTCGACCTTCCCGAAAGACCGGTCGCCGGTGTCACGCCGATCGCGGGACGTCTCCGCGGCCATCGCGGCGGAGTTCGCCCGAGACTCACGGACGATCCGCATCGTCTCTTTCATCTCGACCTGACGCTGGTTGTAAGACTCCAGGTCGGCGAGCTGGTCGCGGACCAGCGTCGCTTCGGTGTCGGTCAGATCACGTTCGGCTTTGCGGGCGCCTTCGGCGATCTCCTCGATAAACGCGTTGGCCCGATCGATCTTCTCTTGAAGACGGGAAGCCAAATCGTCGGTAGCGGGCATCACAACTCCTCGGAGAGGTAGTTGCGGCTACGCCTCGCTCCCGGCCGGCCTACGCCGTCTTCAACGGGAAACCCCCGGCCGGCCTACGCCGTCTTCAACGGGGGGGATGCTTCGTCGCGGGTGGATTCAATTGGGTGTTGACGGTACTTCATCGCGCTCATCAAGTCACGGATCTCATCGAAGTTCGGCGTCGCGCTCACCGCCACCGCGACCGGGGCGGTCTGCTGGCGGACGGCGAGCACCGTCGCCGTGTCATACGCGGGCATCGGCACCAGCGACAACTCATGCAACCAACACGACGTCCGGGTCACCGCCGAACGGTCATGGTTCCACCGTTCCGACCGGGCCGAAAACCCGATCGACACATCCAACACACCGTCAGCGGCGAGCCGCAACGTCTCATCACCGAGCGGAATCCCCGGCGTGATCCGCAGCGTGGCACGCAACCCGTCGGACTGGTCGGCGTCCAACGAAATGCATTTACCGATCGCCCGCTCCGGGCGGTGATCACGCAGCACCTTGATCCGCCGGGCTCGCAACCCGACCTCGGCGAACGCGCCCGGCGCGATCGTTTCCAGATACTCCGCCCCCGAATAGTCCATCACCGCGGTCGGCGTGTTGTACGGGACGGCGAGCACATCGATCTCACGAAGATCGAAACGGACATCCTCCGGTGCCGCCGAACGAAACAGAACCTCGGTCACTTCAGCACCCCCGATGTCAGCGGCGCGTTCGCCGTTGCCGTCCCGTACCGTTCCAACTCGCGGATCTCCGCGACCGACAACACCGGGTTCATGTCGGCATCACGAATGCTGTTCAAGATCTGCCATGTCTGCGCCCGCTCCAACAACTCGGCCTTCGTGTACTCGTCACGGTTCAACTCGATGTCGGTTCCCCGCGGCAGAAGCCACTGCGACAGAGCCGACATCACCGCATCAGCTTTCGGTGACAGCCCCGACCGCCAGTGGAACAGCAGCACCCACTGCGTGTTCGAGTAAGTCATCGTGTCCGCACCACTGGGCAAACCAACGAGGAACGGCGGGACACCCAACAGGATCGCGATGCGTGACTCGTTGAACTGCGACAGCTCGAGCAACGCCATGTCCCGCGGGGAGAACTGCAACACCTCGAACTCGATCCCCCCCGACAGCACCGCCGGCAAACCCATCGACGACATCCGCGCCGCCACCCACGCCTCCTGCAAATCGGCGGCCTGCGTGTCCTTCAACGACCCCGGATATTTCAGCACGGCGTTCGGCATCGCCCCCGACGCCGCCAACGTCGTCGCATACCGCGACAACGCGTTCGCCGCGACGACCCGAGCCGCCCCCGCCTCGAGCGGCCCGTGACCCCGCGCCTCCCCTTCACAAATCTGATAGGGGATCGACAAGATGTCGGCGGTCACGTCGAGCGAACCGATGTGATACACCCGCCCCTCGGCGGTCACATCGACGTTCACCATCCACGCCGGCACCACATGGAACCGGGCCGGATAGCCGTTCGAATAGCGGGCCGTCGCGATCACGAACGCCTCACCCAGCTGGTAATCCCAGAACAGCTGGCGAGCGAACGCATGCCACGACGGATAGCGCTCCGGGTCCGGGTTGTTCAACCAGTCCACCGGCAGGCTCGGGCTCGCACCGACGAGGTACGGCGGCATCGTCGCCAACACCCGGCTGTTCAAGTCCAGGCATGCCCAGGCCGTGTCCGTCAGGGCCTCCACCCGCCCGTACCAGTTCGGTGTCGCCCACTCGGCCGGCCAACCCGACCACGGCGACGGGCGGATCGTCGAACGCGGCCACGGCGGCGCCGGACCCTCGTCGACGAACTGCACACCGTGCGGATCCCCCGGGGTTGCAGCGTTCGCTCCGACCGACGCCGGTGGGATCACCGGATTGTCGTTCGGGACCGTCGGCGTGTCGTCACGCCACGCCGCCCGCTTCTCCACGATCGTTAGCCCGGAAGGGGTCGTTGACTGCACCGAGCGGGAAGGCTACGCGCTCCGAGCGACGCGACCGCGTTCTTCAGCCGTCAACGGATCGCCGGGATCGCCGCCGGCGCCGTGGCTGCCACCCGCAACGCCCACACCGCGGCACGCAACAAATCCGACCGCGGACCCGACACCAACGACAGGCCGCTCGCACCGGCCGTCACCTTCGCCGCCAACACCTGCACCTCCAAATCCGCCGAACCGTCCTGCACCACCCGCCCCGTCGCCAGCATCTCCCGCAACATCGACAACGCCGGCCCCGTCTCCGTCCCCCCCGCCCGCACCCGATCCACCACATCGATATCAGCCAACTCCGGATCGGCGAACAACGACGCCCCCACCACCAACGACGAACCCGGCCGCGACACCGCCACCCGAGCGGCCAACCCGTACGCCTCGACCCGCGACCCGCACAGCCGGCCACCCAACACCCACCGACCATCCTCGAGCAGCCCGCACAAACCGACCGCCGCGCCCTGCCCCCCGAAATCCTCCACACCGATCGTCAACGGACCGGCAGCGTCGACCTCACACAACCCCGCATGCCACCGATCCTCCGTCACAAACAGAGCCCCCTTCCCCACCGACACCCCCGCCCGCGGCCACTCGTTATGCCACTGCGTACGGACACCGACAACCAGCTCATGCGGGAACGGCTGAGCCTCATACGGCGCCGCCCGCTCCGCATGCGCCCGAATGTCATCAGCCCGACGCGCATGCCAATGCGGCGACGCCTGCCGGCGAGCCACCGGATCCAACACCGAACACCCCCGCGGCGCCGACCACTCCACCAACAACTCGTTATCCGGGCTTGCGAGACGGGCGATCGCACCCTCACGACGCACCGGGAACAGATCAGTACATTCCGACGACGCCGTCGACACCAACAGCAGTTGGGATTGCGCCTTCTCGATCGTCGTAGCACCCAACCGCTGCTCGACCGTCTCCACCTTGATGTCGTGACACTCATCGGCGATCGCCAAGCTCGCCGAGTAGCCGACCGTCGCCGCCTGCGAACGCACCAACCAGTTCCCATCGTCCTTCGAGATCTCGTACTCGCCCGCCGCCTTCCGCAACCCGAACCCCCGCGCCTGGGCACGACGATGAGCAAGATTCCACACCGCCTTCGCATGCTCCAACGTGTCCGCCGTATGCAACACCAACTGCGGCTCACCAAACCGCTCGACCTGCTCCGACCGCCACTCCGCCAAGCAGTACACGAACAGCGACTTCCCACACTGCCGGGCGAGAGTGAGCAACGCCGACGTCCACACCAGCAGACCGGCGACGTCCACCTCGAGCAGACGCACCGCGAACAACCGCTGCCACCAACGCAACTCGATACCCAACTCCACCCGCACCCACTCGACGAACTCGACACCGATCGAACCCACCGCACGCGGGTGCGGCACCGTCATCAACCGCGGCCACCACCCATCATCCGGCACCTCCCGCAACTCATCCAGCCACGGCACATCCCACACCGCATGATCGACATCGAACCCCACCGGCTCCACGTACGTATCCGTCGGCGACGGCCTGGACGCCATCGACAACACGGCAGCCTGCCGCAGCCGGCACTCGTAACACGACGGCACCAGGGTGCAGCACGACGAACCCTCAGCGTGGAGATGCCTCGAGA